CCTGGAATGCATGCATAGCTTTGTCAGCATACTTGTCCATATCTGCGTCCAATGTCTCCATATCTCTAACCATTGGTAATGCAGCATCAATTTTGTCTGCTGTGTCTAGCTGTTGCTGTAGTTGATTGAGATCCAATCCAGTTTCTTGTTGTTGTACAGGTTCATTAACTTCTTCATTCATTGGAGGTAAATCAAATACATCTTCAATTTTACTACTCATCGTTTCTTCCTTTTCTTGGGCTGATTAAACAGCTCATGTTCTGTTAGTACACGAAATCCAACACCTTGTCTATCACAAAATACTTTTGCCGCTTGCCATTTTGCTTCGTTTACAATCGCCGCCGCCTTTTGTGTGTTACTTTTGGCATGAGCTAGGGTTTGTCCTGCAGGCTTAATTTCAATCATCTCTGCTTTGCGCTGTTTATTCTTATCTTCGTACACTATAAAAAAGTCTGGTACATAGTGTGTGTTCTTACCTGTAGCTGGATTTCTGTAAGGTATTCTATGTGCTTCACTTGCCCATGCTAGTATATTTGGATGTGTGTCTAGTATACGCATAAACTTTAATTCCCATCCACTACGATACCTAGGGCGATGTTTGCCTACATATTTTCGAGGGTTTTTAACCTCGTATATGCCTTGATGAAATTTATTTGCCATTCTAGTAGTATTTATTAGTTAGTGTTAGGAACAATAAAAGTAGTACCGTTTATGTTTTCTAAACTTTCTTTACTAGGGTCGTATACGCCTTTATAAATCCTAAACAGTGTTTCCATAGGTGTAGTTGAGCTTACTATGCTTCTGTTACTAACTGTTGCGGCTTCTCTGCCGCCTTGTACAGCTTGTTGATCTGCGGCCTGAGCGCTAATAGGACCGCTTGATGTTATGTTGACATGTTCTGGTTGAAACTGTACTGTATATTGAACAGGATTGCTGTCACTATAATCTAATCTGTCATGATTAACGTTAGTCATCGTAACGTTATGTAAACTTGTACGTCTTCCGCCTTGTGCAGTATCTTGTTGATTAATTATAATCTGCTCAAAGAAAAATCTTTGATTGCCAGGTATAGTTTTTGCTCCAAAATCTCTAGCTGCGCCTGTGGCAAAATTACCGTTAATTATATCATATGCATTAGAATTGTTACTATCTAAATTATGACCGTGGAAATAATGTTTTGCATATGATCGCATCAGATAATCAAATTGACTATCTTTAGTGTCGTAAAAAATTATACTAATAGGCTGAATATCCATTCGAGTTGGAATATATCTCATTCGATTATATTGATTTAGTCGCACTACATTATAATCGTAATCCGGAAGGCCTACACTTGAAACTCTATCAAATGTAAAGGCTCTTCCAAAACTTTCATCTTCTAGGCTAACTGAAGGGTTGAGTATAAAATTAACGCTAAACTGAAATTTAGAACGTGGAATACCAGTAAGAACATTACTTCCGTGTTGTACTCCAAATTTATCAGCGGCAGCGTTATACGGGCCGGTGTTACTTATCAGTCCCATCGATTATCCTATAATACTTTAATTGCCGCCGCCAGTTGCGTTACTAACTGTTTGATCAGGTGTTGCGCCTGTTAGTGTAGCATTACCTGCTGCATCATAAATTTCCGCATTGTCGTAACGTATACTGACTGTGACTTGTACTTGATCACTATTTGAATAAGCCATGTCACCGTACTGAATATTTGCAATGTAGCATCCAGCAAGTTCAAACTTGTCTAGTACGCCTGGTGTTGGATTGCCACCGTCTAAACTTTCAACAAGCATTTGGAATTTATAACCACTACCTGCTCTACTGCTAGCTTGATTAGCATGATCAACTTGTCTATTAAGTTGATTGTTTAGTTCTCTTAGTACTGCACTATCTACGTCATCTCTAAGTACAATTGAGATTGGATCCCATGTGTGCTTACCTGCTAGATAAATTCTTGAATTGTATGCATCTACTGTCACTTCATCGTGAGTTAAACTTGGTCGTGTTGTACTGACTACACTTCTAGTGGGAACACCACTGAATGATTCACCAATAAAGTTTACTCTAAAACGATAAGCAAGTTTAGGCATAATTGTTGTTGTGTTACCTTGATTGTCTGGAACACCTAGTGTTGTAATAACTGCCATCTCTGTCTCCTTATAACTCCGGCTAACAGTATTTATGATTTCTAGTCAAAAAATTAGACGCCCGAAGACGTCTAATTAAGTATTATGTTAATTTTTTTAGTTTGTTGTTGATAATGCACCAGTATTTGTTAATCTAATCGGAATATAGATGAATTCTGCTGCTTTTGAAGGTTCAATTGCAACATCAACATAAAATTCATTACGATCAATTCTTGCTGGTGTATTATTAGATTCGTCACATACTACTGCAAAGTCATTGAGTCCTCGACGACTCAAAATATCTGCAAGGAATCGTTCGAATGCAACTTTAGCCCTTGCTCTTGTTTGTACATCATTAACTTCAAACAAGAACGGACGAGCTAGTTCATCGAATCTATCTCTGAGATATGCCACTAAACGTGCAACATTAACACGGTCCAGAGAACTTGCTGTTGTGTGTAATGTTTTTTGACCAAATACAATTGTTCCTTGTCCTGGGAATGTTGTAATTGGATTTAGTTTGTCAGTGTACATTGCATCACGTTGCCCTTGACTTAGTGCAACAGCTTTGAATTCACTCTCTGTTGTAATGTATCCAACTGCGGTTGCGTTCTGTACTACACCACGTGTTGTACCTGCTGGGGCAAACCACTGAAAACTAATATTATCGTTGTATGCATATGTGTACAACGCCATATGACTTGCTGGTACTACAACAGTATTTCCATTTACTGGCTCTGTTGTTTGACCTGCAGGATAATAAACTGCACTATATGTGTTGTTTGTTACTAGTCCATCTTCTCCGTTTTCCGTTGCAATTCCGCTGTTTTTAGTCCAGTTAACAACATCAGTTGGATTTTTACGCATCGGCGAATCAACAATGATAAATGCTGTTTCTCCGCGATCACTGTTTAATGTAACCATTTCGTCTACTAGTTCAGGATAGTTCGGTGCAGCAATTAAGCTAAATCGATTGCCCGGATCTCTGAGATCTGTGCCTGTTGCAACTGTCTGCATTGCAGTTGCAATAACACCACGTTGCGCATATCTGCCAAAACGTCCGCTACCATCTGCATGATTACTTGTACCGTTTCTCCAAGCAGTACCGTTCCAACTACGTACAGTATTTTTACTTTGTGCCATGTTTACAACAATCATTCCACTTGGATAAACTAGCGCACTTGGTGCGCCGTTGATTGGTGATGTGCCGCCAGATATATCATAAATATCTGCAAATAATACACCTGTTGTAGTTGTTTGATCAGTATTATCATGCCGTATCCATGCGCTTCCGTTGTAAACTTTAATATTTGGATAAGCACGTTCGTTAGTTTGACCTTCAGCTGATAGTGTTGTGTCAACCCAAACATCACCACTGCTTGGCCCTGTTGGCTCGGCTGTACTGTATATTGCAGTGGTTGTTACGTAAGAACCACTGCTTACTTTGTATAGATCCAATTTGTCAATTGTATTATCAAACCAATATGTACCTGTAGCTAATGTGCCAGTTGGAGTTGCGGCTTGTGCTAATACTGTAGTTGCTGTTAAATCGCCTACGGCGCTGCCTGTTACTACTTCTCTAATAACAATAGTAGCTTTAGTATTTGCTTGTTGGTCTAACAAGTATTGACCTACTACGGCTGTGCCTACAGTTAATGATGAAGTACTTGAACCGTCTTGTGCTATAAAATTACCAATAGCTCCTGCACCATCAGCTTGTGTAGTACTAATACCTTGTACTGTAGCTGTTGTAAATACTGTACCATTGTGTGTGCTTAATGCTAGTGCCAAACCGTTGCCTGGGCGTGTTGTTTTAACCCAAATATCGTTTGCTACTGGAGAGCTTGGTGCATTATAGTGTGCATCGTAAGTTACACCAATTGCGCCAGTCATGTCACTGTCACTGTCCATAACTTCCCATGCGCCAGCTA